AAGAAGGAAGCCGCCCCCGATACGAAAGCGGCAATTACCAAGGGACAAGCGACGGGCAAAGCCCCAGCCCCTAAAACAGATTTGAAGAAGTGCAAAGAACTTTATGAAGTCGTGCAGACGCGCGGCTGCAAAGGTGCTACGTTGACAACCGTCGAGGAGTGCGTGGACTACGTAGCCGAATACATGAACTTCTGCGAGCGGAACCCGTTCATTACTTATGAAGTCCTAAAGGGTGGAAACGCAGCAGGGCAAAAAGTCCCTATAGAGAAGAAGCGCGCGCCATCGCTCGGGGGCTTCTGCCTTTTCATCGGGTGGACTTTGCAAGCGTTCAAGAAGAACGGCGCACGGCTCGAAAAGCTGGCAGACGATGGGAACGAAGACGCGGCTAACCTATTGACCGGGTACGCCCTTATCGCGGAACTCATTGCAACCGATATGGACGAAAGCGCGCTTGCCGGTGTGGTTGATGCTAACTACATGGCGAAGCTTAGAGGACTACGCGACCTTAAGGACGTTACAAGCAACGGCAAGGAAGCAGGCACAAAGGCAATGCAGGTTAACGTACTATCCGAGGACGCGGTTAAGAACTTACAGAAGTTAGGCGGCATTTAGAGCATGAACGTTACATTTACTTTTGAAAAGATACTGGCGGCTTTCGTAGACCCAAAGATACGCGGTGTAGCCTCTAAAGGCGGTACACGTAGCGGCAAGACATGGGCAACCCTACAGATGTTGCACATACTGGCTTTGAACAACCCCCAACCGCTCGTTATCTCGTGTGTGGCGGCTACGTTCCCCATGGTCAAGCGCGGTATGCTCCGTGACTTTAAAGCCATGGTAGCCGCGGAGGGGTATTGGGACGAGAACAAGTTTAATAAAACGGAGAGTACATACGAATACCCGAACGGCACAATAATAGAGTTCTTCTCGTGCGATAACGCCGGGAAGGTGCACGGTCCTGCACGTGATATACTTTTCGTCAACGAGGCGCAGGGCATACCCCGGGAAATCTTTAGGCAACTCGATATCCGTACACGTAAAAAGGTCATCATCGACTACAACCCCGTACGGAAGTTCTGGGGCGAGACCGAGTTCGTAGGTGACAGATATACCACGATACATTCAACGTACAAGGATAACCCGTACTTGACCCCCGAACAAGTGGCAGCCATCGAGAAGAACAAGGACGATGCCAATTGGTGGCGCGTGTACGGCGAGGGCTTGACGGGCGGCGTAGAGGGTAACGTTTACCCCGAATATGAAGTTATAGACGACATGCCGGAAACCTACACGGGCAGATGTCTGGGACTTGACTTCGGTTTCGTGAATGACCCTACGGCGATTGTCGACATACGCATGGAGGGCTGGGACTTATACGTAGACCTACTTTGTTATGAACAAGGCTTGCTTAACAGCCATATCGCGGACTACTTGAACGCTAATGCACTGAACCGCGTTGTAACCGTGTGTGACAGTGCGGAGCAAAAGAGTATCGTGGAGCTACAGCAGAAGCGTATCAAGGCGATACCGTGTGTTAAGGGGCGCGGCTCTGTGGCAGCTGGCATTGCGCAGGTGAAGCAGTTCAAGTTGCACGTAACAAAGCGCTCCGTTAAGCTACTTGATGAGCTGGATAACTACAAATGGATTAAGGACGAAGTATCGGACACGTACACCAACGAGGCGATAGACGCGTGGAACCACGCACTCGACGCGCTCCGTTACGGTGTGGACTTCTTGATACGTAAATACAGACCCAAATAATGAAGAAATTTATATTGAAGTGGATATATCGCATAACAGCGATAAACAACCGAAAGGTATTACTAAGAGTTGCTAACCTACCGGCAAACGGAACCGTCCGAATAACCAAGGACGAAGAGAAGCTGCTTAAGGATATGATTAAATACTGCAAGCCCTCACAAGTCGCTACGCGCAACGGGAAGGCGGTGTACAGACTCAGAGACGTTGAGGGTATAACGCTATGGTCTATGCTTGAAACGCGCCGTGCAGAGGACGCAAACGGGCGTATCAAGGCGTGGACCGATGACAACTACGAAGCGGAAACGATTCTCGACGCTGCAAAGCTAGACAAGTTCATAGTGTCACAGATGGAAATCGCGGACGGTCTCGAACAAGTCGTGTTCCAGAACATGAAGCCAGGCGGCGAAAGCGCGTTGACGGGTGACGAGACGATTAAACAAGCAAAGAACCTTCTCGGGCTTGTGCAGATTACAGCAGAGCTTTTCCACTGTAGCTTTGAGGACGCAAAGCAAATCAACTACTCGGACGCTATGCTTGCCATCGCCAAACGTAACGACGAGATAGAGAAGGAAAAGCGCGAAATGAAGAAACAACAAATGAAAAATAGGTAGTTATGACTTTTGAAACAATTATTAACACAGCGAACGCCCGGGCTACAGCACTGGGCAAAACGCTGATATTCGGAGATACCGCCGTACAGAACGTAGCGGCAAACGAATTGGGTGATGACTTCTTTACGCTTGACATAACGACTGGAAGCTATACGGACACGAACGTACCGGGGTCAAGTGCATACACGGTAGTCATCCGCTGCATGGGTACCTCGGCTTATATGCGAGACGATGCCGTAGAGATAGCAACTTTGATACGCACAGACCAGCTCTTGCATGAGATGCTTAAGAGCTTCATATGCGGCTACGAGATTGGCTCGCTACGTATCGCCAAAGTGCAGAACCAGTATGATACCATTAAATCGGGATGGGAGGCAACGTTCGATGCTTACAAGTATGGGGCGTGAACTTAATACCGTTTGTTTTCTGATGGTTTACTTCGTACTTTTGTGCATTCTTTAAAAACCAAAAGCATGAAAATAATCAGAAACAACTTTATCCCGGTTAAGGGCTTCAAGGCTATTAACCTATTCGGCGTTCTATTCGTACGTGGTAATGCGGTTATCAGCGAAAAGACGTTAAGGCACGAACACATCCACACGATGCAAATGCGCGAAATGCTGTACGTGCCATTTTACTTGTGGTATGGTATCGAGTACGTTATTCGCTTTATCAGCTGGAGCTTCGAGAAGAAGCCGTGCGACCCGAACGACAAGCCATACGACCGTATGAGCTTTGAGAGGGAAGCCTACGGCAACGAGCACGACGTAGACTACCCAAAGGCAAGGAAACATTTTAGCTGGTTTAAGTATATTTAACTATGAACAAGGAAGTTACCCAATTAGTTAGACAGATACGCGACGAGATAGTAGCTAACTACTATCACATGAGGCTTAACGCTTCGGGTCGCTTCGATAGGGAAACCGAAGTGGTGGAGTACGCAGGCGGCGTGAAGATTGAAAGCCCGGCATACATCTATCAGATGGAAGGCGGGAGGGCGGCTGGTAGCTTCCCACCCGTTTCTGCCATCAAGCAGTGGATTAAAGACAAGAACGCGAACGCCGGAACGGACATACCCGAAGAAGCGGCATACGCGATTGCCTATGTGATTAAAAGGGACGGTATCAAAGTACCTAACCAATACAACGAGGGCGGTGTAGCAAGTAAGATACTAACCCCCGAGATGGTGCAACGTATCACAGTAGAGGTGTCCCGGATAATAAGGGCAGAGATATTAACCATTTTAACTAAAAAGCAATGATAATAAGAAATCTATTAAACAACGAGACAGCAACAGCAGCGGGCACATTGTGGATAACCGGCATAGGCGCAGGTATCTATCGCCCTATGCGATTGGAGCAGGTCGGTTCGGTTACCAGTATAGCCCTTATCTTTTCGCGTAACGGAGCACAGAAGGCAACGTCTACGGTTACCCCATACGAGGGCGCTGTACTGGATATGTCTATGATGGCGGCAGCCACGCCGAGCATAACGGAGAGCATTAACGCGGGTCTCGGGTTTACTGACTTCGTGGACTCCGTGTCGATACAATACGTAGAGGGTACACTAAAGTCTATCGCGATATGCGTTATACACGCCCCTATAATGGGCGGACGGTTTGCTACGTCGGCAGGCAATCGCAACCTATCCGATTATGGTAACGGACTGTTTAACCAGTTGGACTTTAACTGCGCTTCGTTCCTTAACAGCCCGTTGACGGGTAAACCGTTTAACTTTGCCTTGCGATACGGGCAGCGTACAGCAAACTCGGACGGTAGACTACGGGTTCGGATTAACGGTACGGGTACGTCTAAGATATGGTCGCAATCTACCGCACCTATCAACGACAACCTACCGACGCGCGAGTTCAGAACCGCGAACGATGCTTCTACCTGGGGCTGGGCACGTTTTGAACGTAAATACCCGTATTGCTCTGACCCCAACAAGAGGGTAACGCTTCGATGGCTTAACAGCAAAGGCGCCTACGATACGATGTATTTTGACCAATACCGTATTGTGCCTACCTACCTGGTTAACTTCTCGGGTGGCAACCGTGTGTTGTCATACGACGTTACGATAAGCGTAGTAGTAACCGACGATAACCAAAACGCGCTGTACTGGCTTTCACGCTCGGGCGAGGTTGCCGGGGTATTCCCTTTGGCTACCAACCAGTGGGCACGGGTCACGATACAGAACCCGAACGCGCTGAACATACAAGGAGGCGCGACTGGACGGGTAGCAGCGTTTAAATGCAAATTTGAAATTATAGAACCTTAACGAAATGGACTTAACAATACGAATTAATGGTGAATTGATAGACGGTGTTTCCGCTAACTCGGTAAAACTGACTATCAACAACCCGGACCCTTTAAAATTCACGGAGCAAACGGTCAGTTACTCCGGGACAATCAACGTACCCCGGTCAGAAGTAAATGACCGGGTGTTCCGTTCCGAGCGTTTCCCCGGGAAGTTCATAAGGACATCCCCGTACCGTGCCGAATTGTATTTTGGGGGCTTCAATATTCCGTTCGGTAGCGGTTTGTTCCGTGTACGTGTAACGGCAGATGAGGACGGATATAGCCTTGAACTGATAGAAAACATATCGAAGCTTTCGACATTGCGCGCCCCGGTGGTTGCCATACCTAAATTGGAAACACCAGCATATCAGTTTTCGACGTATATAGATAGCCTTAATTACGCGTACCCCAACAACGTTACCATACCCACGATATATGCGGCGAACGGGTCAACGCCCTTGCTTATGTCATACATCGCAGACCGGGTAACTAAAACGGCAGGGGAGTACAAGGACGCGGAAAGCCAATTGGTTTTTAAAGGCGCGCACGACGGATTGGACGGCTCGGTATATGCCGCTAACTACATGATAGCGGAAAACAACGAAGTAGCCACGTGTTTTACCTACATGACTGGTTCGAAATTCGATTTAAGGTTTACAGACGGTTCGTATATAGTCCTTCCGCCCTCCGCGCCTTCTACCGTTTACCTTAGAAGCAACGGCGGTACATTCGCTTTGGCGTTTGCGCGAGGCGCGGTAAGACCCGATGGCAATTACAAGTACAGCCCGGTACGCCCGGGTTCTACGTCTTGTTTGGTTACGCCAAGACCGACACACGATTTGAACTTTGGTTTCACTACCTCCGCCTCGTCTATGGTATATTCGGGAACGCCGATTACTACGGTGCCGAATACGGAAGCGTATTTCATATCGTTCAAGATTAATTCGGTCACAGCCCCTACCTATGCATGGGACTTGGTGGAAACAATGGGAATAGATACGCCTTTCGAGATTGTGCAGGCATTCTGCAAAGCGTTCTGTTGGACGTATGAATTTAAGTCCAAACCGTTTGCATTGACACTGAAACCGTTTATCAACCCGTCTACTATTTCTACGTACCGGGTTGACTGGACGGGGAAAATTGACAAATCAAGCATAAAGGTTGCAGAAGCCGCGGGCGCCGCAAGAACATACACGGTACAAGTAGGCTCAATCAAACAGACGGTAGGCGGCTACGGTGGAGCTATATCTACGCAGGAGACAGTAGGCGAGAGCGCGTTCCCGGTAAGCCCCGGTGCGCATAGACCGTACGCCTCTATGATTAGGTTGGCAGGCTCGTACGTGCCGGATAATTACTTCAACCGTGCGAGCGGTTACCGCGCTACGATAGCAGGGCATTACGACCGTTTCTCCCCTGGGTGGCAGGTGACGGCTAAAATGAACCTATCATATTTTGATATACAGAAAATGAAGTCCGACGCGCTTTATTTCGTAGGTGAGCTTAACCACTGGTTCTACCTTAGGACATTAAGTAATTGGGACCCGTCAACGGGAAGTGCGAACGTTACGTTAATCGCAGTTAAAAATTAATAATTTGGATTATGGCAACAGAAAAAGTTACTCTACTCGACCTCTCATTTGATACGTCTTCCGCCCTCGACGGGCTGGACGCTCTTATAGCAAAGTCCGTCGAACTGGCCGAGACAAAGAGCCAGCTAATGGCAGCACTTAAGGACGAGAAGAAGCAGTTGGACGAGGCAGGCAAGGCGTACAAGGCCGGGACAATAGGACAAGACGAGTATAAAAAAGCGGTAGGCGATGCGGCAAAGGCTCAAATCGAATTGAAAAAGCAGTTGTTAGACGTCAACGCCTCAATCTCCGATAACAACCGCGAGATAAAGACGAACACCACCCTACTAAACAGCCAAGAGGACAGCGTAGACGCTTTACGGGCACAGTTGGCAAAGAATACCAAGGAGCTAAACGCGATGAGCGCAGCGACGCGCAACAACACGGACGAGGGGCAAAAGCTTGTCACCGAGACAAAGGAGATAAGCGACAGACTTAAGGACATGGAGAAGGCTGTAGGCGATAACCGCAGGAACGTAGGTAACTACGCGGAAAGCATACAGGAAGCAATGAGCAGCACACAAGGGCTTTCCGGGGCTACGGCGGCTATGGCTACGTCTCTATCCGGGGGCGTGAACATCCTAAAGGTGTTTAACGCTACGTTGAAAGCTAACCCTATACTTGCTATCGTGTCGGTTATACTGGTTCTCATATCCACGGTTGAGAAGCTGATGAAGCGTAACAGTGAGATGGCGGCAAACCTAAAGGCGACATTCGCTCCGTTTGAAGTTATCTTCTCGCGTATTCTGGACGGCGTTACCGAGCTTCTCGGGGGCGTGGCAAAGGCTTTCGAGTGGATAACGGAAAAGGTTGTCAACTTGCTTTCGTCTATCGGTCTTATTACCGAGGAGACCACAAAGGCAGCGAACGCGGCAAAAGCGCTCACCAAGCAAGAGCTTGCAATATACGAGGCAGAAACAAACAACCTTGTAACGCTGTCGGCAATGCGTAGAGAACTGGAAGCACAACGTACCATTGTAGGAGACCAGTTAAAGACCGCAGAAGAACGGAACGCAGCAGCCCAAAAGGCTATCGCGATTTCCAAGCAGATGGAAAAAGCCGAGATAGACGTGTTGCAACAGAAGTACAATCAAATCAAGGCGCAAAACGAATTGAGCTACACAAGCAAGGAAGACAGACGCGCCGAGATGCAAGCACTTGCAGACCTACAGGCACGCCAAGCGGATTATATCGCGCAGCGTAAAGAGTTGGAGAACCAAGCGAGCGGTATCGTAAAGGCGCAGATAGCAGCTAATGAGGCAGCCTACAAGGCAGCCGAGGCAGCAAAGGCACAAGCCGCAGTAAAGGCAGCGCAGGACGCGGAGAACCAAAAACGTGCATTACAGGCTGAAACAATAAAGCAGATGGAAACAGCGTTAACGGCTCTTAACCTTTCGATGCAAGCTAAAGAACTGGAGAACAGTTCGACGGAAACCAAGCTGGAGAACGAAAAGGCATACGTAGAAGAAAGTTTAAAACTTGAAAAGTACAGGTTAGAACAAGGTCTCATCACAAAGCAGGAATACGCCAACAAGGAAGCCGAATTTAATTTGGGTATACAGCAATTGGAGATGCAACGTAAAGAGGAGCAGGACGCACTGATGAGGGAACGCGAAGCGATGGACGCGGCGAACCTGCACGAGCTTAAGATGGCAGAAATAACAAACGAGTACGACTTACGACAAGCACAGCTTGACGCGCAATATGCGCAGGAAATTGCAGCAGCCGAGAAGATAGGCGCGGACACCGCGTTGATACAGTCCAAATACGAGAAGGCGAAGGAGGAGAACACCAGGGCGCGCGTTAACGCAGAGCTGACAATGACCGCAGGGCTCGCAGGACAAATGTCAACACTCTTAGGGGAACAAAGCGCTATAGGTAAGGCATTTGGCGTTGTTCAAGCGACAATAAATACTTACTTAGGTGCAACAAAAGCGCTTGCCACGGGTGGTATTCTCGGTATTGCACAAGCCGCAGTTGTTATTGCGTTCGGTATGAAACAAGTTGCTACGATTGCGAAACAGAAAGACCCCGATACGAAAATTAACACATCGGTCAAGAAGTATGCAAAGGGTGGTATGATATACGGGCGCTCCCATGCACAAGGTGGTGTAACGTTCCGGGGCGATAACGGGCAAGTGTTCGAGGCAGAAGGCGGTGAAAACGTCTACATCATGAAGAAGACAGCGAGCGCCGAGATTAACGCCCTATCCGCGCTCAACGAGGCACACGGCGGCAACTCGTTCGGTACATCGGGGCTTTACAAGTTCGCTGATGGCGGTATGGTTTCCGGGCTTTCCGAAGCCAACCGGGTAGTCAAGCAAGCCGGGAGCATGAAGTTATCAAGCGAAAGTATTAACCAACTTGCCGGGGTGGTTATCGACGCAGTGATGAGCATGCCTAACCCCGTTGTATCGGTGCAGGACATCAATAGCGGACAGAACGACGTTTCGGTAGTTCAAGGACTGGCAACGTATTAATTCATTAACTCGTGCAGAGATGGCAGTTTATTATATACTGCCTATCTTTGCACGTGTTACAACAAAGACAAATTATATGAAATTTAGAAAACTTAGAATTATTCAAGCCGGGTTAACGACCAACTTTGGGATGTACGAAGGTGGGGAATACCCCCTTTCGATTACGGACGCGGCAGTTAAAAGCGTTGTAGCGCTCGGAAACCTTAAGCCCGTTCATTGCAGACGTACCCACAACGGTAACGATATGCTGGACGGGTATTTAGGCAAGTTTACGAACTTCGTTTACGAGAATGGCGCGGCTTTTGCCGATTTCGAGATGTCCGAAGCACTTGAAACAGCCTACCCCAACGAGGCGAAGTTTATCGCAACCATGATTGAAAAAGAACCCGATATGTTGGGTGTTTCTGTAGTTGGTTACAATTCGGTAGAATTGAATGACGGTATTCTTGACGTTACCGAGTTTGTGGAATTGTATTCATGTGATTTAGTGGGGCTTCCAGCCGCCACGAAAAGCCTTTTTAATAACAATAAAACAGAGAAAAAAATGAACAAATTTTTCAGCTCGTTTGCAAACCTATTCCAAAAGACACAGTTTGCAACGGAAACAGTAGAAACCGTGGACGGTAGTAGCATTACTATTGAGGCGGCTGGTGAAGTGATGGCTATTGGCGATAAGGTCTTTGACAGCGAAGGCAACGTTCACCCGGACGGAGAAGTACAGATTCAAGTTGAGGAGGGTATTTTGGTCATCACGATTGAAAACGGAGTGATTACCGAGGTTAAGCCCTATGAGGCCGAAGAACCCGAAGTGGTGGTGGAAGAACCCGTAACAGCAGCCGTCCCCGAAGAATTCGCAAACCGTATCGAAGCACTTGAAACGTCTATTGCAACATTGACCGCTTCAGTGGCAGCAATGACAGCACAATTTAGCCGCGCAACAGCGAAACCCGGTGTTCCCCCGGTAAGCATTCCGAAGGACAAGAAGAAAGAAACAGCTCTTAGCAGAGACGCGGTAGCCGAAGCGGCAAAGAGATTCTACAAAAAATAACAAATCAAAAAATTAGAAAATTATGGCATTTACATTTACAGACCTTAACAAACTGAACATTAACAGTTTGAACGAAGTTATCTCTTTGACCGTCGGTTTGGCTGGTGAGATTTCTAACGGTATTACCGTTCTTAACGGTATCGCTAACAACACGCCCGTTGTTTCCCTTACAGCAGCCGACAAGGCATTGCGCAAATCAGCAGGATGCGGAGGCGAATACTTCTACGATAAAGTAACCGACAAGGTTAAGTATTACACACACGCACCTATCGAACTGCCTATCGAAATCTGTTTGCAGTCTTTGTGGGGTAAAATGGTGGCACGCGGTATTAACCTCGAGGACGATTTTTCCGCAACCGATTTGGCTGGTTTCATTCAGTCCGAAGTATTGAAGGTGTTGGAAGCTGACTTGTTGCGCCTCGCTTGGTTGGACGGTGATGTTAAGGTAGAGGCTACGGGCTACGGTATCTTTACGCGCGGTGGTATCATCAAGCAGTTTAAGGATAGCGGAGAGACCGAAAACGTTCTGACGCTCGACACAGCAGGCGTTCTTGCTGCACTCCGTGGAGCTATCGACGCACAGCGCCCCGATACACTTGATACCTCGGAGTTCTTCGTAACGTCTAACGTTATGCGCCTTTACAAGAACCTTTTGCAGGATAGAGACAATAGCGCTGCACAGTCTGATATCGTAGACGGCAGACCCGTTTACTTCTTCGAGGGGTACAAGATTAACGAACTTCGCCACGTGTCTAACGCTGCCTTGGTTGACGGTAATACGGATGCTTTCGTAGTATTCACGCCAAAGGACAACATTCAGATTGCCTTGGAAGGTAGTTCTACTAACATTGCTCCTTTCATCCAGGATGCCAAAACGCGTAACTACTACTCACAAACATTGTTCGCGGCTGATGCCATGCTGGTAGCACCCGAGAAAATGCAGATGTGGTTACACGCGTCTGAATAATGAAAATTAGTATTAACAATAAAAGGGGTTGGGATATTAACCCAGCCTCTTTTTTATTTCAAATAATATGGGAAAAAATTGTTTAAACAAACTTAGCGGCAATGTTACGATAGACTGTACGATAGCGCCCGTAGGGGTTAAAAACCTCTATCTGATGCACGCGGAAGACGTATCTATTACGGTAGACTCAAATACGCTTTCAGTTCTTACCGCTACATTTGCTTCGGGTGGGGTTGCTATCCTTGTGGAAGGGTACAAGCAGAATATCCAAATAACCGGGGCTATACGGACTATGGACGCTTCCGCAAAGATGGACGTTAACGTGATGTTTAAGATGTCAAGGACGCTACGCGGTACGATTGCACGTGTACGCTCACTTTTGAGCGGTAAGTTCTACGTACTTGCCGAATACGCTGACGGTACAAATATGTTTATCGGTTATACCTCTCCGCTGGAATGCTCGGGCGTGGATTGGGATAGCAACGCTAACGCGGGTCTTGTTACGGTATCGCTTGCATCCCCCGAAGGCTCGGCAGGTAATTATTTTATGGGTGCAGCAGCAGCTGCAGTTGCATCAATCAAATCAAAAGCAAGAGTTTAAAGATATGGCATGTATTACAAAATTGGCAAACGCAATTGCCTATGATTGCGACACTGGCGCGACTGGTTTAGTTAGCGCGATTATTATAAATAAAGCGGATATCGCGAGTTTTACCGTGGACGGTGCAGCAGGTACGGTTACCGCGCTTACTTTAGTTTCGGGGGCGAAAGCTTACAATATAGACACAGTTAAGCGGACGCTTGTTATGTCCGAGGCGCTAAAGGTTAATGATGGCGCGCCGAATGCACATTCACACTCGGCATCCTTAACTATCACATCCGCCGCTACCTCCTCGTTACGTGCCATTCGGGCAGCTATCACTAACGGCTCGTTTGTCATTTTTGCCGAGCGTCCCGGTGTAGAAGGGGCTTATGTCTATGGTCTGTATTACGGACTATCCGCTACGGCAATGGATTACAGCTCGCACGATAACGGGGGTTGGACTACGGTAACACTCGAAACGCCCGAAAACGTTATTGGCGAGGATAGCCTATTGGCTATCAAGGGTGTATATGAAACACTTCAAGCAGCAGCAGGATAGTAATTAACTAAAAAAGAAAGGAAAAATAATATGGCATGTATTGGAAAAATAGCCGCTACTTTGGCTATGCCTTGCGGCGCTCCGGCAAGTGCGGACTTGAGTAAACCCGTATCGGCAAAGATTCTAAACGCTGCGGATATAGCGAGTTTTACGGTAGCGCCTGGGAGTGTGGCCACAATAACTCGGATACCTAAGGCAGTGGGCTATGACGTTACCACGGTTAACAACTCCCTGGTTGTTACGGTCGGTTTGAAGTCGCAGGACATTATGCCTGGGGCATACGATGTGGCGATTACGTTCAAATCGTTTTCCGGAAGCTACTCAATTGCGAGCAGTTCTACACCGTTGGGGGTTGTCGGTACGATGGAACGCGCGGAGCTTGTAATAGCTGTAGACCACGGCGATAGAATACGAGTTTATGGTTTGGGTGCTCCATTGGTTTGTACCGAGATAGCCGCCGACTCAAGCGCGAGCGCGAATATGACATACACGTTTGGTGTTGAGGATTGGCAGGTAGGAACAACGGCTCACTACTTGAGTAGAGCAGATTATGACGCGTTGTCTACACCGGCACCAGAACCCTAATTAAATCAAAAAGAAAATGGCAGAAGAAAAAACAAATACTACGGGGCAGGGCGAAAGCGCTGCACCCGTTGTTGTTGAACCGAAGGTTGCAACATTACAGGAAAAGTTGGACGCGTATTATGCGATGACAGGTTTAAAACTTGACCCGAATTGCCACATGGATATGGAATATTTATCTTTGTGGTATGAAACGAAGTATCTGACAAAGGTGGTTTACAGATGGGCAATGAAGCCCGGGGCGCGTATTGTGCATTACGTGGATGGTGTCGTGTATAAGAGCGCGAACATGACAGACGAAATCGCGGAACGGCTTATGCGTGAAAACCCAGCTTATGCGGAATGCTTCGTAGAAATCAATAAAGAGGAGAATTAATTATGTTAGGTTACAGACGTTTTGCGCTTGTTGTCGAAAAGGCGCTTAAGTTGTCCGCTAATACGGGCGATAAGATTATTAACTACGGAGATGGCAACTTATATCCGCAGGAGATAGCAGAACTTATATACGCATCAAAGACAGCTACGGCCGCGGTTGAGAAAATGACCGAGAACATTATTTGCGAGGGATTCAAAAACGAAGATTTCGCGGCAATAACAAACGGGAACGGCTGTAACATGGACGACGTTTTAGAGGCTACGGCAAACGATGTTGCACGTTTTAGGGGCTGGGCTTGGATAGTACAGTATGGGTTGACACCCGAAGGCTACAAGCCCCGAAACGTGTACAACGTTCCGTTTGAGTATGTCCGTGCCGAGATGAACGACAACTATTTGAAAGACCCAGCCATAAAGAGATGGCGCGTTTTCAATAACTGGGATAGACAGAACGTCAAGGCAACGAGCAGCGCGCAGAACTCAACGGTATATCCGACATATGACCCGGAAAATTTCGCATCGGAGGTTGAGGAGTGCGGCGGTATTGAAAACCATAAGGGGCAGCTACTATATGTGAACCTTGGAACAACGCGCCCGTATCCCCTTAGCACGTTCCATTCGGTACGTAACGAGATGGGCGCGGAGGACAAGAACGGCAAATACGTTAACCGTACTTTGGGCAGGGGCTTCCACATGTGTAGTATCGTGTCGCACGGTGATTTCGAGACCGAGCAGGCGCAGCAGGAATTTCGCGATACACTGGCAGATATGATGGGAAGCGAGAACGCTGGCTCAGTTCTTACTGTAAGGGATGAAAACGTAGCCACGGACAAGCCGTTTATCAAGGTAGACCAGTTAGGCAGCCCTATAGATAGGGAGCTTTACAAGGCTTACGTAGAACCCTTAAGAAAGGATATCGCGATAGCGGCATATAACATTCCGTTACCCCTTATTGATAGCTCGCTGATGACTTATTCTAACGCTTCGGGCGAGGTTATAAAGGAGCTGCAAAAGGTCTATCGCAATAGCTTGCAGAAGATACGCCAGCGCATTTCACGCGAGTTGTACCAAGTGTTCGGGGTTGACCCGTCAGTTACAGAAATTAATAATAAATTTGAGGAAGAAGATGGCATACCCAATAGCGTTGTTCCGCCAGTTGTTTGAGATAGCAACGGACGTCAAGGACAATAAAATAGAGAAAGCGTTCTTCGAGGCAGACCTACTCGATATATTACCCCAGGTTGGCAGCATGTACGACGCTGTCCCCGGGAAATATATCCCGGACGGGTCTAACTTCGCAGGACTTGAAAAGGTTATCTGTTATTACGCGTTCGCGCGGTATTTGCAGATAGCCGACCAAAACAGTACGAGCACGGGTATGAAGATTCAGACATACGGCGGCTCGGTAGTAGTTCCCGATACAAGCAAGGTTAAAAGGTTTGAAGCCGAACGGGGCAAAGCAGACCTTTTTATAGAGCCGTTGATACGCCAAATGGAGGCGGACGGGTTCATAAAGGCATGCACAGTATCGAACACCCGCATAGGGTTAATCAAGTGATAGAACAATTAGAGACCTATTTCCGCACGTTTTTTGCTGTGACCGTTCTTGCAGTAGTTACGGATATACGGGACTTTATATTTTTAGTAGTTATAGTTACCGCGTTGAACTGGTTGGTAGGTTATTTGGCAGATAGGGCGAAAGGAAAGCCCTACAAGCACAAAAAGACTATGCAGGCGGTTAAGGAGTTGTTCCTAACCAATGCGATTCTATTCTTTGTGGCACTCACATGCAGCATGTTGGAGCCTGGGATAGGGTACAAGCTTTTAGTAAAGGCGCTCACAGGTATATTCCTTATTATATACGCGCGTAACATAACCAAGAACCTACGCATTATCCAGCCGTCTAATGAATTTATAAAGGTATTGAATAGTATTGCCAACAGCAAATACTTTAGCCTTAAAAAGAAGATTAAAGATGGCGAGTATGATTTACCCATAGAAGAAAGGAAAGAAGATGGCGAACAGCAGTAAATTAATACCGTTCATCCTACAGTGGGAGGGCGGTTTCGTTAACGACCCCGACGATTTAGGCGGTGCGACGAACAAAGGTATAACAATAGGCACATTCACCGAATACAAGAAGCGGAAGGGGCAAAAAGCCCCAACCGTTGATGACTTGAAAAACATATCTGATGCCGAATGGCACGACGTTTTCAAGTCCTTGTATTGGAATAGGTGGAGGGCTGATGAGATTAAAAATCAGTCGGTAGCAAATATCTTAGTTGATTGGGTTTGGGCTTCTGGTTCGCACGGTATAAAGCGCCCACAACGTCTTTTAGGCGTCAAGGCGGACGGTATCGTAGGTAAGCAGACCATTGCAGCCGTTAATGCTATGGACGCGGCTACGCTCTTTAAAATGATTAAAGACGATAGGGCAAAGTTCATCGATGAGATTTGCAAGGCGAGACCCAAAAACGAGAAATACCGTAAAGGTTGGATGAACCGTATTAATGCGATACGCTATGAATAAACTACAAAAGATAATTATAGGCTTTGCGGCTCTTATGGTGCTGTTTGGTGCGGTAACCAAGATGGTAGACACCATAAGGAAGCAAAGAGCCGAAATAGGACGTTTAGAACGTAACGTTGAGGCGATGAACGATGTGCAGATAGAGTACAAAACAAAGCTCGGGGACGCGGCGGTGAGGCGTAAAGCCTTAGAGATGTCGCACAAGGAGCTAAAGAAGACGAACGCGGACCTCTATAAAGAGGTGGACGCGCTTAATGTCCGGGTGAAAGACGCGCTTTCTGCAACTCGTACCGTTACCAAGACAGTAATAAAGGAGGTTGTGCGTACCGATACAGTGGCTGGCGAGTTGATAGCCGAATACCGGGACGCATGGAACACGATACAGGCGAGGGTTAAACGGGATAGCACGGAATTAAGCTACCAGGGTAGGGACACGATAACGGGTGTTATCACAGTTCGGAAGAAAAGATTCTTGTTTTTCAGATGGGGGGTCAAGGCTATAGAACACGACATATCGAACAAAAACCCCAAATCAAAGATAGATATAGACATAGCGGTGAAGCTAAAATAATTAGGAAATGGAGGGCTGTTAACAGTTCTCCATTTTTCGTTTACATTCGTTAACCACAGCTTACACAGACAAAAAGTGAGTCTGTGTAAGTCTCTGTGTAAAATAACCATCTCTATATTAGCTACTTATCTCTATTTACACAGACTACACAGTAAAAAGGGGTTAAAACATTATTCTGGGGAAAATAGCATTTACCACTACAAAACGGACTGTAAAAACCACAATATCCGAAATGAAAGTTTATGAAAACATGTGTGTGTCTGTGTATGTGTAAAATAAAACACTGATAAATAACACTTTAGCTTACACCGACTGTTTCTTTACATCTTTTCACTTTTGATTAATATTTATTAGCACAAAAAGAGATACAACCTATTAGTATTTGCCGTATATTTGCAATGTCAAAAGGAAACAAGGGTTTCCCGGATGGCAGGAGGTCACCAAGACATTAAATTGGAAATAAACGATTAAAAAGATAAAGTTATGAAATCACTTGAAGAACTTAAGAACAGTATTTACGAGAAGATAAACGAAATCAGAAATTTTAGCAACGATGATTCAAAGTTGTTTAATGAAGAAGGCGGTTACAATTACGAAGAATTGAACGCATTTCTCGAAAGAAACAAGAAAAAGAACTATATGAAAGCCGCTTGCATGAGGATGATTAAAAATTATCTTGATAGAATGTATGACGGATGGAAATTCTATGAGAAAGATTATTTGGCTTATGTCGATGACTTTAAAAGATTCGGATAAAAAAGTAGGTTAGCGGTGAGCCTTTTAAAACCGCTATTGTTTATCTATTATAAACCGATTAAAGAGTAAAATTATGAAAGCAATTGATTTAATTTTTAGAGAAACGCTGACCAGCGGTCAGTTCGAGATGAAAAGCCACGTATTAGTATTTATAGACGAGGCAGGCAACGAGTATAGCGATACCTTTTCAGAGGTACGCCATAACGGAAGATTCGAAGCATACCAATACAACGGTATGAAATACCAGCACATGCAGAACCTTATGGAAGCTATTTTCTTAAATAAGGTTAACAAGTGAACCAACGTATTAGCAAAAGCGTTATATTTTCATCAACAATTTAAAAATATAAAGTTATGGAAGAGCAAAAGTTTATTATCGATGAAGTGAAAAAGCATTTGCAGGCGAGTGCGAAAAAGAACAAATATCAAGTTATTGACGCAGTGCAGGAAATGCCAACGTTCGAGGGGCTTATATTCTCTTACTATTCTCAAAGGCTGGACGGCGCCCAATTCCCCGTAGATGTTGAAGATATGTATATCAACTGCGACGAGTGGGAGGAGTTCTACAACGAGACGATAGTCAAAGTTGCGCAAGCCATTTTGGAGGCCGAACAAATCAAAGAAGCGTAAATTAGTTATTCACCATATAAAAAGAAAAGAAAATGAAGATTACACCGTTAACAATCGATTTTGACGTTACAAACGCACAAGAAGTGGAATTTGTAAATGACCTAATGAACCGTCTATTTGGAAGCGCACCCCTTAAGGCTATGGCAGCGCCTACAGAAAGCCCCGTAACCAGTACAAGCGTACCGACGTTTAGCGAACCCACGCAGACCGCGGCACCCGTCCAGGAAGTGAAGGAAGAGCCGAAGCAAGAAACGATTACCGAAGCTATCGCCGAAGTTAAAAAGGAAATGGAAAAGCCCGTAAAGGTTGAAAAGCAAGTGAGGCCAAAGACCGTAAAGGTTGAAAAGCAAGTGAGGCCAAAGACCGTAAAGGAAGCCCCACAAGCGACGATTGAACCCGAACCCGTACAAGCTCCCACCGAGGAGGAGAAAGCCCCGGAGAAAGCCTCAAACGAGCCTCTAACGGCGAAGGACATGCAGGCGTTCATGATTGATTTAATGAAAACCGGGAAAATCACCCGCCCGCAATTAACGGATATCATGCTTGAGTTCGGCGGCGCGTCCCTTATGCGTATCAAACCCGAGAAGTACGAGCTATTGAAACAACGTATTGAAACCTATAACGATTAAAAGAATGAAAGTACAAGTAGACCACACAAGTAGGGCACACGCCCTGCTTTCCCCGAGCAGCTCGCATAGATGGCTTAACTGCACGCCCTCGGCACGGTTGGAGGAACCGTACGAAAGCACGAGCAGTGCAGCATCAGAAGAAGGAACTGTAGCACACGAGCTGGCAGAGCATGCCATAGAAAAGTATTTGGCTGGGGAATACCTACCGTTATTAGATGAATTGCCCGTACCCGATGAGATACGCAACAACAAATACTACAGTTCGGAGATGGAGCACTACGTAACCGACTACGTTTGCTACGTGTGCGACATATACGAGTTGGAGGAAGGCGCTAAAATGAGTATAGAACGGAAGTTCGACCTAACAACATACGTGCCCGAGTGTTTCGGTAGCTGTGACTGTGATATAGTGGGCGAGAAGGTTCTAAACATCATAGACCTAAAATACGGTAAGGGCATACAAGTGGACGCTAACGGAAACAGCCAGTTAATGATGTACGCTATCGGAGTGCTTAACTCATTGAAACCAGCGCACCGCGCGAAGATTGAAAAGGTACGTATGCACATTGCACAAGTACGGTTAGGCAATTACTCTGTATTTGAGATGTCCGCACGAGATTTGACCCACTGGGCGATACACGTACTTCGCCCCACTGCCGAAAAGGCATGGGCAGGACAAGGGGAAACCAAAGTAGGTAACCATTGTAAGTTCTGCAAGTTCAAAGCACAGTGCAGGGCACAGAAAGATGCTTTAGTTAACGAGTTCGAGACCTACGGGGACACCAAGGCGCTAACGCTTGACGAAATAGGCGATATATTAAGCAAGTCCGATATGTTCACCGACTGGCTGGCATCGGTTAAGACTTTCGCAATGCAAGCCGCTACACGGGGCGAAAAGGTCAAGGGGTGGAAGCTTGTAGAAGGTAGGTCTGTACGTGTCATAAACGACACGGAAACAGCCATAGAGCGGCTAAAGGCTATCGGGTTATCTATCGAGGACGTAACTAACAGAAAATTGAAAGGTATCGGAGACCTTGAACGCCTGGTTGGTAAAAAACCGCTTGCTGCAACACTTGACGGGCTGATAGTCAAACCGAAAGGGCTGCCAACTTTAGCCCCGGAAACCGATAAGCGCGAGGAGCTAAGCCCAACTATTGACGACTTCGAGGAATTAAATTCATAAAAGAAGTTAATGAAAGAACCAACCTATCAGATAAAGCGTTATATCTGCATTATCAATTTAAAAACAAAACGATATGAAAAGTAACAACGGTATTTTAACAGAGAAAGAGATTCAAGCAAGAACAAAGTTTTGGAACCAAAAGCAATTCCGCACCTGGAGTAAAGAAGAACTTGAAAGAACCTCTACAGACATGCAAAAACTTTTGGTAGCACTAAAGGAATTCACCATTGCCGAGATTACAGCCATTAGAATGTTACATGGGCGTAACTATAGGGTATACAACAAAGAAGACCCAGAGTATATCGTACGGTGGGCATACCAAAAAGATTTAGATTACGCTATTTCGATAGCACCAAAAACTTTTAAAGTTAAACAAGGTTAACGAAAGAACCAACCTATTGATTTATTTGTTATCTTTGCAACATCAAATTAAAAACGGAACGCCCGAACCGATTAGAGGGCAAAAACAATAAAAAAGTTATTATGGCAAAAGCAATGATTAAAAACGTGAGATTGAGTTATGTTAGATTGTTTGAAGCGCAACAAGTCAACGGACAAGGAGATGCAAGTTACAGTGTATGCTTATTGATTCCGAAGGATAGCCCGGAAGTCCCAAAGATTAAAGCAGCTATCGAACAAGAATTTAAGGGGCTGAGAGCCCGTTATCCGAAGTTGAACGGCAAAGACCCGAAGGTATGGGCGAACCCATTAAGAGATGGGGACGTCGAGAAAGACGGTGCCGAGTATCAGGGTTGTTACTTTATCAACGCGAAGCGTAAAGAGAAGCAAGGCGCGCCTATCGTAATCGACGGCAGAAAACAGTACATCACAGACCCGAACGAGGTTTATAGTGGTTCTTGGGGCAACGTAGCCGTATCATTCTACCCTTATGAGTTTACCGGGAAATACGGTGTCGGTGTAGGTTTGAACGGTGTGCAGAAGACGAGAGACGACGAAAGACTTGACGGCGGTACAAGCATTGATGATTTCGACTTTGAAGACGAGAACGACGACCTTTTCAACTAACAATTCAATTAAACAGATTAATAACCGGGCGGTGTAACAGCCGCCCAAAAATAAAAAGCAAAAATGGGAAAATACGATTCATACGTAAACGCAGAAGGTGTTAGAATTTCAAAGGTAACGGGAAAACCGTTGAAAAAGTATAATAAGGTCAACAAGGCATATTGGGCAGCCCGTGAGGGCAAAGCATTAGTAGGGGTACAACAGCCCATTGTTGACCCGGACCCATTGATAGAGGAGCTTAAAAGCTATTACAACGAAGAAGAATTAAAGGGTATTATCGGTTTGAAGAAGGACGCGCCGCCCGTCGAACTGGTACACATCACACCGAAGAAAAAGACATCACTCGACGAGGGTAACACCGGGTTTCTTATCGCGTCTGACTGGCACGCCGACGAAGTGGTGAAATCCTCTACAGTATTGGGCAAAAACGAGTATAACAAGGATATCGCAGAAAAGCGTATCACTAATTTCTTTGCGAATGCTGCCTACATGATAAAGAAAAAGCCAGTAGATAACTTGGTTATCGGTTTGATTGGCGATATGATAGGCGGCTACATACACCCCGAACTTGAACAAACAAATAGCATGTCTCCGATGCGAGGCGTTAGCTTTGTTAAGGACCTAATTATTTCCGGGCTTAAGTATTTACATGACCAACTGCCGGAACTTGAGAAAATAACCGTCATCGGTATTTGCGGAAATCACTCGCGGACTACGAAAAAAATGCAGTTTAGCAACGGTTTCGAGATGAACCACGAGTATTTCATGTACAAGGACATAGAGCGCACCCTAACACTTATGGGGCTAACCAAATTTAGCTTCATTATCCCCGAAAGCGAATTTGCTTATATCGACGTGTACGGAAAGAAAGTGCTATTTGCACACGGGCACCAATTCCGAACGGCTGGTGGTATCGGGGGTATTTACCCGTCAATGATGCGATGGTATGCCAAAATGAACCAAACGATAAAAATTGATAAAGCCTTTATCGGACACTACCACCAAATGGTATATACTAAAGAGGTTTGTGTTAATGGCTCTTTAAAAGGTTTCGACGCGTTCGCAATGGGGCACGGACTGGCATACGAAGAACCGCAACAAACATACGTTATTCTGAATGAAAAGAGAGGATTTATTTTCTACTCGCCTATTTTTGCCGATTAAGTTAAAAGGCTACTAATTGTTAAATAAATGCGATTAGTAGCCTTTTTTCTTGTTTATTAAAAACATTGTCGTACCTTTGCCGTTGTATTAGTAATAACAATTAAAACAATGAATTATGCGGAATTTATTTATCGATTTTGAAACCTTTAGCACTACGGACATTAAAAGCGCTGGTAACTATAAATACTGTGAGGACGAGAATTTCGAGATTCTCCTTTGCGGCTACATGTGGGACGCCGATACGGACGTTACAATTATCGACTTAACGAAGCCCGGGGGGCTTACCGAGTTTTACGATTTGTTCGAGTATGTAAAGAACAACGAGGACATTGTAATAGTCGCGCACAACGCTACATTTGAGCGTATCTGTTTGCACGAGTACGGGTTTGACATAAGCCCTATGCGCTTTTTCTGTACGGCTAACATGTCATTGTATTGTGGTATGCCGGCATCGTTGGAGGCAGTATCTAACATTCTGAACCTGGACAATAAAAAGAAGGGCACGGGCAAAAATCTTATCCGTTACTTTTCGATTCCGTGCAAGCCTACCAAAACAAACGGAGGGCGCACACGCAATCTGCCGGAACACGCCCCCGAGGACTGGGAAGAGTTCAAAGATTACCTACGTTATGATGTGCTTTCAGAAAAGGAAATATTCGATAAGTTATCCCGGTTTGAATTCCCGGAAGAAGAACAACGCATTTATGCGGCAGACCAGCGCATAAACGATTACGGTATATTAGCAGACCTCGATTTGGCACATGCCGCGCAGGATATGGACGAAGAATATAAAGCGCGGCTAACCGAAAGAGCCGAAAAGGTTTTCGGGTTAAGCTCCTTAAAGTCCATGCCGCAGCTTAAGGGCTTCATTAAAGAGCGTACGGGCGTGGTTATTGACTCACTCAATAAGAATAGCATCGAGGAGGTTATAAAGACCGTAGCGAGCCTTAAAAACGTTACTGACGAGGATAAGCAAGCAGTGTTAGACGTTATCGACCTCCGTAGGGAAATAGGTAAAACGTCGAACGCCAAATACACCGCTATACTCGCAAGCGCCGGGAGGGGCAACCGTATCAGAGGTTTGTTCCGTTACTACGGCGCGAACCGTACCGGGCGATGGGCCGGGCGCTTGGTTCAACTACAGAACTTACCACAGAACCACATCGAAGACCTTGACGGGGCGAGAGACCTCGCAAAAATGCACGATTTGGATATGATGGAAGTTATATACGACAAACCTACGCATATACTATCGCAGCTTATACGTACCGCGTTTATCGCCCCCGAAGGGTACACGTTTGCTGTAGCTGACTTCTCGGCGATTGAGGCACGTGTAATTGCCTGGGTTGCTAATGAGCAATGGCGTTTAGACTTATTTAACGACCCGAAGGCTGATATATATTGCGCCTCGGCATCTAAAATGTTCGGTGTCCCGGTACACAAGGGCGACGACTTAAGGCAGCGAGGGAAGATTGCCGAGCTTGCATTGGGGTATGGGGGCGGTGTCAACGCCCTTACTACAATGGATATTAAAAAAGCGTTAACAGATGAAGAAAAGCCTCAAATTTTGTCAAAATGGAGAGAAGCTAATAAAAAAGTAGTATCTTTGTGGCGTTCGCTTGAAGATTGTGCCAAAAGATGTATCGGGACGAGACGCGAGCAGGTTTACAGAATAGACGATGTTTCGAGTATTATTTTCCGATACGAGAGCGGCGCAATGACTATTGAGATACCGAGCGGTAGGAAGTTGTTCTACCCATCGGCAAGAATGGGGAAACGCACAATCGAGGGCGTTAACGGTTCGTTTGAGGTTGAGGATATATCCTACATGGGTCAAGACCAAACCTCCGGGAAATGGGTTAAGCTAAACACCTACGGAGGCAAGCTAACAGAGAACGTTGTACAAGCGATAGCCCGAGACTTACTGGCAAATGCGATTTTTAAGGTATTCGATTTAGGTTTTAATATCGTGCTGCATGTGCATGATGAGATTGCCGCCGAGATACCGAAGGACGGAAACGAAGAAAAGACGCTGCAAATAATGAGTGATGCCATGTGTAACGCCCCGAGTTGGGCAAAGGGCATTCCATTAAGAGCGGCAGGATATATTACTGAATATTACAAAAAAGATTAAGTTATGGATTTACGAAAAATGACTTTTAAAATTGCTACGGCGAGTAGCGCAAAGTCTACTTCATGGAAAAACCGTTCCTACTCATGGGACGAGTTAGCCGAGAAGCTGACAAGGGCAGTCGTTACGGATGAGACGTACCGCGAGTTCATAAGCGCGAGCAAAGCCGAGCAGGGTAACATTAAAGACGTAGGCGCATTCATGGGGGGTGAGTTGTTCGGCAGCCGTAGAAACAAAAACAATGTCGGGGAACGCTCTATTTTGACGCTTGATATTGACTACGGAGAAAAGAACTTCCCGGAAGCGTTCTACTCGGTTATCAATTGCGCGTGTATCATTCATGGGACGCACAAGCATAACCCGAAGGCAAATACACTTCGCTACCGTGTTATCATTCCGTTGTCCGAACCAGTGGACGGGGAACAATACGAAGCTATTGCCAGGAAGGTTGCCGAGTTGACGGGTATCGACTTGTACGACCGCACCACCTTTCAACCCGAGCGCTGCATGTTTTTCCCCTCGGTTTCCCGGGATGTAGACTATGAGTTTATAGATTACTCGGCGTTCAACGAAAGCCCTTTGGACGTGCAGAAGTATTTGGGTATGTACGACGATTGGAGCGATACAACCGAATGGGCATACCACAAGGACGAGAAAGTCGAAGCCCGGACACTCGCCAAAGAACAACAAGACCCAACATTAAAAGAGGGTAACGTAGGCGACTTCTGTAGAGCCTACACCATCAGCGAGGTTATCGCGGAATACCTATCGGACGTTTACGAACCGACCGACCAGGAGGATAGATGGACTTATACGGGCGGCTCGACTTCGGGCGGCATGATTACCTTCAATGATATGTTTGCCTATTCATTCCATAACAACGACCCGATACAAGGTAACCACGTGTTTAACGCCTACGACCTTGTACGCGTGCACAAGTTCGGTAAGATGGATAAGGGCGCAGATAGGAAGAATTCCACCGAGGCTATGAACGAACTTGTAAACAAGGACCCAAAGGTAGCCGCGGCGCGTGCCCGGATGCTGGCAGTTAAGGCCGGCGAGATAATGGACGATTTCGACGACGTTATAGAGGTAGAGGAGGCAACGGATGCCGATGTGGCAACAACGTATGAGGACGCAATGGCGAAACTGGAAACGGACAAGCGCGGCGCATACCTACCTTCCGCAAAGAACCTCGGTTTGATAATGAAGTATGACCCTAATTTAAAGGGGCTTATCGCGCGAGACCTATTTAAGGAACGCCGGGTTGTTACACATGTACCCTTGTGGCGCGCGAAAGATACCTCTTTGGACTTCCAGGACGTGGACTACTCGGGCGTACGTAAACACATCGAGGACATTTACGGCATATCGAATAGCGCAAAGATTGACGATGCCATAGCGCTGTCCGCGGAAATGAATTCATTCCACCCCGTGCAGGAATACCTAACCAAATTAAAGTGGGATGGTATCGAAAGAGTTGATAAGGCTTTAATTCACATCATGGGTGCAGAAGATAACATATACACCCGAGAGGCATTCCGTATCATGATGGTGGGTGCGGTTAAGCGTATATTCCAAAAGGGATGCAAGTTCGATAGTATGTTAGTGTTACAGTCCGAGCAGGGCGCCGGGAAAAGCACATTCATCCGAAAGCTGGGTAAACACTGGTTCTCTGATAGCCTTTCGAGCATGGACGGCAAGGGGGCGTTTGAACAGCTGCAAGGTAACTGGATATTAGAGGTTGCGGAGTTGTCAGCAATGAGACGTTCAGAGGTTGAGGGCGTGAAAAACTTCATTTCCAAAACAGAGGACAGCTACAGACCAGCGTACGGACGTGTTACGAAGAACTTTCCCCGGCAGTGTATCTTTATAGGTACGACGAATAGGGACGAATTCCTAAAGGACGATACGGGAGGCAGACGCTTTTTGCCCGTGAAGGTCAAGGCAAACGCTAATACGCATCTTATCTTTGAAAAAGGGTTCGATGACTACGTAGACCAGTTATGGGCGGAAGCCGTGCAAATGTATTTCCGCAAAGTAAGTACGTTGTTATCCCGTGAAGCCGAAGCAATAGCCGAGAGAGGACGCGAGGAACATTTTGAAGCAGACCCCCGTACTGCATCAGTAGAGGCGTATTTGAATATGCTCGTTCCATCAGATTGGCGGCGCATGTTTTTGAATGAGCGACGCATGTACTTTAGGGAGTACGACGCTTCAAAGATAGACCCGGAAGATTTTACACTGGAAAAGATGGACTTCGTGTCTACCATGCAAATAGCTACGGATGTGTTCGAGATGGAGGTAGGGCGCGTAACCGCCAAAGAGAGCAGGGAAATAGCTGCCATCATGTCTAAGGTACCAGGGTGGAAACGTTCGGCAGATGCTAAGTCAGTTATGGGTATCGGACGCGCACGAGGGTTTGAGCGTATTGTTAACGAGTGATAACAGAGGGGGTGTAAAAACCCCCAAATGTTAACTAACTGTTAACAGAATAACTAAATGAGATTTATTTCTTAAATGGTGTTAACGGAATATACAACCTATCGTTATTTGCCGTATATTTGTAATGTCAAAAGGAAATAATAACAATTTAAAAAACTAAAGATTATGAGAACATCTATTTTAAACCTTATCAGAAAAAGCGGTATTATTAGTTTTAACGATATTATTTACGCGCTGAACCTACAGACCGAATACAACGAAGCCGCTGAACAAATAGCATATCTTCAAATGGAGGGCCTTGTACATTACAAACAAGGTGAGGGCTACGAAGCAAAATAAAAGTTAATAAGGCAATAACGGTGAACCTTCATAAAGCTTCCGTTGTTTTTATAGTATAACAATTTAAAAACAAATGATTATGAAAAAGTTAGTAGTGTTAGCAGTGTTAATTCTTACAAGTGTATCAATGTTTAGCCAAATCACGTCACAAGGTAAGCCGGACGTATTAAAGTCCTTCCGTATGGGCATGTGCAAGTTGGTTGATACCAATGGGGAAATAACCATTGAGGCAATGACGCGCGAGACCCAAAGGTATGTAATGATAGTTCACTTAGGCACACCCGAGGAAGCGGCGGTAACGCTTGCAAGCCTTGCAGAATACAAACCCAGTAAGGATGAGACGGTGAACCTAAACAACCCGAGCAACAACGAAGCATATTTCCAATACCTTACTGGCTCTTGGATAATCACAGAGAAGTTAACGGAGCTTTTCAGTATTGCCATTAGTCGCAGAGAGCTTAGGAAGATGGTTGAAGCGTTGAACAAGTAAAGAAGTGTTTTTGTTATTACAGTATATACAATTTTAAAAAGAAAAGATTATGAAAAGTGGAAATTTTATCAGAGTGGAGTTCGTAGTTAAGGGTGAATTACAAGTGGAGTTTATCAATGTTGAACATGTATCGCGCATCATACACGTGGACGGCAAACCGTTTATTGGTATGCTGGGACAGACCTACACGCGCCAACTTACAGAAACTAGCATGAAGGATTTAACGGAGTTCATTAACGTAGAAAACAATTAAATTAAAATGGTTACTATCTTAAAAGTTATCGCAGTAAACGCAGGGGAACGTACCTCTTATTATCCAACCCCGGGAGACGGGGTGTTTCCAACTGTGGAGATGGCACGGGAGTTTTATAAAAATGAGTTCAAAACAAATAAAATAATATTGTGTTATGTCAACAAGTGAAAACGTACAGAGTTACAATGTAGGAAAGTCCGATTACGCAAAACACGCCATACAGCCGTGGGACATTTGGAAAGAGTATAACCTCAACCCCTGGGACGCGGATATAGTGAAACGCGTGCTACGCAGCAAGGAAGGCGAGGCGCGGACGCTTGACTACGAAAAGATTATCCACATTTGCAAATATTGCATTGCGGAGCTTTCTAAGGAAGTTTCAAAGGAAACCAAGGTAGTTGCACCAGCCGAGGCAGAAAAGCCCGTAGAGGACGAGGAAAGCGATGATACAACGGTGTTCTGCTTGGACGAGACAATGAAGCCAGCAATGTTCTATGCCGAGGGCGAGAAGTGGAACGGTAAGTATGTCGGTTACTCGGTGTTCATAACTGGTAACTCACCCTATATGTATTTAGGTGTCGACGCAGAGGGCAACCACTTGTATGCAGACCTTTCGGAGTTAGCACAATGGCTTTACTCCCCGGAAACGCACCTGCCGCCCCGGACGTTCAGACTAAGGCATTACCTCTTTTATGACGAGCACAGAAGCTCGCTAAAGATAGGGTACGAAGGCAAGAACTACGAGAAGCACGATTATATCATAACGGCCAAGGGGTATTTGCTCCGCTACTTCGGTATGAAGGATGGAAAGTTTTCCTATCGCAGTATGTCGGCAAGGGGCGCCGATGGTATGTACCCCGAGTTCTTAAGCAATGTTAAGTTAGAAAACAAAGCAATTCAATTTACGTTATGATAAGCAGACAAGAATATGCGTATGGTATCGGAGACGAGATAGTGCATAACGGAGAGGTTTTAAAGTATAGGGGCTATTATAACGGGCACATCTATACAACTACAGTAGACCACGAATCCGGGGAATTTGCCGAGACAGTGGTATTTGAAAACAAATTGAGAAATGAAGGAAATAATAAGTGAAAAAGATTTAGAGCGTACATTCTCCGAGAAGCTTAACCGAACAAAAAAAGTGTGGGTAATAAAACTATTATCCACCTTTATAAAAGGTTTGCCGGATAGAATGATACTTTGCCAGGGTGGGTATGTAGGCTTTGCCGAGATAAAGACCACAGGCAAGAAACCAACTAAGATACAAACCTACATTCACGAGAAGTTAAGGGCACTTGGATTCACGGTATTCGTCATAGACGATTTGGAAAGCAGGGACGCTGCAATAAATTATTTCCTAAGAAATGTTAAGGAGATAAACAACATACCGAGAAAAGGGTTATCTTTGTAGTATTCAATTAAAAAACAGAAATCATGAAAAAGAGAAGTTTAAAAGAGGAGATAGAATACCGTTTAGGTATGTACTTTGGTATCAAGTCTGGCGCGCTGTATGTCCGTGACGATAAGTTCGGCAACACCGAGGAAATTCTAAAGCAGCTCCAGCAGGATATTACCCGGGACGTTAATTTCCTTTCGCGTAAAACACTGGGCTACGTATCGGAGGAGCAGGATTTCAAAAGCATTTGTGTGTTCTACAAAACAAAATTAATGAAGTAATAAGCCATGGTAAGCTATATAGATTTAAAGCTAAAATGTATCGCGGGATACGCCGAAATAGTAATCAACGGTCAGCGCATCAAGTGCGCTGCCGATTACGACCGCGTAATAAAACATATAACACCGGCGGCTCTCCACGAGTTCAACTCGCAGTTATCAATGATAAAAGCAATGTTGTGTTAGAACTTAGATACGAAGAAGTAGCGAGGCTATTTACATACGACCGGGAAGCGGGCGTACTGTATTGGAGAAATAAAAACCGTAACACTATCCGACATAATTATGTTGCAGGCTCCATTAAAGGAGCTACAGACGGGTATAGGCGGGTGGGTATCAAAGGAAAGGTTTACCTGGTGCACCGCATTATAATGATGCTTTGCTTTGGACACATCCCGGAGAACGCCGAGATAGACCACATAAATCACGTGCGGGATGATAACCGCCTGGTTAACCTACGGTTTGTAACACGGGGGGAAAATCGTAAAAACCAATCCGTAAGCCGCAAAAACACTTCGGGCGTTACCGGGGTATATCTCTCGAAAAACAGGAAAAAGTATAGAGCCCAAATCAGGGTAAACCAGGAAGCCATATACCTTGGAATGTTCGAGACATTAGAAGAAGCCGCCGCACGGGCGGAAGCCAATTTAAAATTTAACTTTCATAATAACCACGGAAAAGGGAGGGCAGAATATGTTAGAAAGAAAGCAATTACATGAATACCAGGTAAAAGGGGTGCAGCATATTATTGACAACGAGTTTTGCGCGTTGTTCCTCGATATGGGCCTTGGGAAAACAGTAACAACCCTAACCGCCATCAAAGACCTTTTGGATAATTGCATAATATCTAATTGCCTGGTAATCGCCCCGAAGAAAGTAACGCAGGTTACATGGAGCGACGAGATTAAAGCCTGGGAGCACCTTAAGGACTTGACGATATCAGTCATTGATGGTACGGTTAAGCAGCGCCGGGAGGCCTACCAAAAGCAAGCGGACATATACGCGATTAGCCGTGATAATATTGTTTGGCTCGTAATGGAGTACGGAGGTATTAAACTTCCCTACGATATGGTTGTTATCGATGAGCTTAGCAGCTTTAAGAATTACGCGTCAAAGCGTTTTAAAGCCCTTAGAAAGGTGCGGAAGTTTATACCACGAGTTGTAGGCTTGACGGGTACGCCGTCGCCAAACGGACTTATAGACCTATTCGCGCAAATGTATTTGATAGACCAAGGGCAAAGGCTCGGTAAATCAATCACAGCGTACAGAGATAGGTTTTTCAGACCCGACAAGCGGAACGGTGATGTAGTGTACAGTTATGCCTTGAAAAGCCCCCAGGAGGAAACGGAGAAGCAGATAAGCGACCTTATCAGTGATATTACCATATCAATGACAGCCGAGGACTATTTGAAGATGCCCGACCGCATAAACATATACGACCGTGTGGAGTTGTCCCCTA